AGCAGTTCAAACTGACGCAGAGGCCGATCTGATGGCAGAGCGCAAAAAGGACGAATACCCCGACGCGGTGATCACGCCGCCACCGCCGATCGGCTACGACGTCAACCTGCCGCAAGTCTCGGTGCAGAGTTTCATGCCGCAAGGCGCACCGCGGATGGGCGCGATGTTCGACATGGGCAATTACAGCCTGGAAGGATCCTATCAACCACGCGATCAGCGGCCGGAGTACTCGGCGCGGCTGACTTACCGCAAGCAATTCTAGGGAGGCGAACATGGTCGCATTTAACAAATACTACACATTCATCGACGAGCTGAGCAAAGGCGGGCACAATTTCCAGACGCCACCGACGCTGAAGGTGGCGCTGACCAATACCGCGCCGACCCAGGCCACCGACACGGTGTGGAATACGACGGTGGCGCCGGCGCCGGCGGCTGCGAACGGCTACACTGCTGGCGGCAATACTTGCACCGGCGTGACCGGCGCGACGACGTCGGGCGTGTTCAAATTGACTATCGCCGATACCGTGTTCACGGCCTCGGGCGGCACGCTGGGGCCGGTTCGCTACGCCATCCTCTACAACTCGACGGCGTCGAGTAAGTCGATCGGCTACTACGATTACGGCTCATCGGTCACGCTGAACGACACCGAGACGTTCACGGTGGATTTCGACGGCACCAACGGCGTGTTCACGATCACATAAGGGTACAGCCATGGCTGACGGATTATTTTATGTTGATAGTCGCACGCCGTTCATCAGCGGCGACGTCGCCGCGGTGACGATGGCGGCGACCGCCAAGGCGCTGATCCCGGCCGCCAACATTCCGGTACTAGGCAGCAACTACTTCTCGATGGTTGGCAAGGCGATGCGGATCCGGCTGTTCGGCCGCATCACGGTGTCGACCTCGCCAGGCAACATCACCATGCAGTTGATGTACGGCACCGGCGCCGACGCCAACGGTGTGGTGCTGGCGGCATCCGCGGCCAGTGCGTTGACGGCGTCGCAGACCAATATGTCCTGGTATCTAGAATATATCGTGCGCTGTCGCACCATGGGCGCGACCGGGACATTGTTTTGTACTGGCGAGTTCGGAGGTAATGTCGCAGTGATCGCCTCGACGCTGCAGCCGATAATGATCCCTGCTACGGCGCCAGCGGCATCTGCGGCGTGCGATCTAACCGCGTCGCTATTGCTCAGTCCGCAGGTGATCCAGTCCGGCACCGCCGGCACAATCCAGGTCCACGACGTGCTGTATGAGGCGCTCAACTAGGCCGCTGAGCGGCCGGAGGGCGCACCATGGCCGCTGCATTCGTCCAGGCAACATTTAGCACCACCGCAACCGGCAGTGCGGTAGCCACAAACGCATTTGCCGGCAGCACCACCACGGGCAACGCGATCCTGGTCGCAGTTACCTTTGATTTCGGCGGATCGCCGACCCTCAACAGCGTCTCTGATAACAAGGGCAACACTTATACTTTTGCCGGCCCGCTGTTTCTCGACAGCAATAACAACCAGAGCCGTCATGCATACTGCCTGAATGCCGCAGGCGGTGCCGGCCACACCGTTACGGCCAACTTTTCATCCAGCGTCGGATTTATTCGAATTGTCGCCCATGAGGTCAGCGGACTGCTTACCAGCGGTGCGCTTGATCAGATAGCCACGGGCGCGCAGGCTACTGCAACCAGCATTACATCGACGTCGGTTACGACCACGACCGACGGCCAGTATATTTTTGCCAGCGGCTTAAATGCTGGCGGTACCGCGTCTGACGGCTTGAGCGCCAGCGCGCCATTTACCGAGCCCGCCAACTCGACAAGTGTTGCCGCCAACAACGAGGAAATGGCTGCCTACTACGTGCAGCCTGCGGCAGGAGCAATTACCGCTACCATGACACGGGCCTCTTCGGGCCTGATGCAGATACGGGTAACAACTTGGAAGGCGGTCTCGGCGCCGGCCGCACTGGTGGCGCCACTGTCGCGGGCCAAGCTATGGATGCGGCCCTGGCAGTATCAGCACGTCCCGGCGGCCTCGATCTCAGCCGGCACTGTGGCCTACACGCTGCCGGCGGATCCTGGCGCCATTACACTCGCCGGCCAAGCCGCGGCGCTGACTTACACGCCGGTCGCGGGCGCCATCGTTCAGACCGGCACCAATTTAGATTTCCATATTGTTAACACCGCTGCCTCTGGCACGGTGTCGAGCACCATCACTGTGCCGTCAGATGCCACCTTCATGGTGGTTGGGGTCTCTGCTTACCAGGGCAGTGACAACGGCCACTACGGCGGCATGACGTTCACCAAGGGTGGTGCTGACACAGCGATGTCCGGCGTGCTTGGCGCGGACAGCGGCTCCAAGTGGCAGACCGTGATGTACTATCTGGCGCAGCCAGACACCGGCACCAACAAGACGCTGAAATGGAGCTGGGCTAATACATCTGCTGACAGCCGTATGCTGTTCTCAATTACGTTCTGGAAGGGCGTCAACCTCACGACGCCGGTTCGCGACAGCAATGGCGCGCAGGGCGGCAGCTGGCCGCGCGACACGCCGCCGCTGACGGTTGTCAGTGGCGACACCATCGCTGCTTTTTCCGGTTTCTTTTATGGACCAGGTGACGGCACTGGTAGTGTTACGGACTGGGATAATCTGACTGAAATAGCGGAATGCGCCACCGGCAGCTCCGCTGAGGCAACCTGGGCCAAGACCGACATCGCTAGCGGCAATGTCGCAGGCATCTACCTCCCGTCAGGGGCGCTGTCATCCAGCACTAATGATGCTGGATCTTCGTACCGGATTTTCATGACGGCGTTGTCTGGCGGCACGCAAGTGCGTGCTACGTTCAAGTCCGGCACCGGCGGCCCCCTGACCACATTACATTGCTCAATCGGTATTCGCTCCGGTTCCAGTGGTACGGCGACCACGGCGACGCCAGTAGAGTTGACGTTCAGCGGCGCGTCAGGGTTCACCATCGGGTCAGCTAGTTCAACCATCACATCGGACTGGGTGTCTTTAAGTTTCTCGGCTGGCGACGTGCTGGTGGTGGTGCAGGATAATGCCAGCCTTTCTAATGAATGGTCGAACTACTGGAACACTGCGCCGGCGGGCGCCGGTTTCCAGTACAAGGCCTCGACCGCATCCTGGAATAGCAGCTCTAACGCCGGCTTCAATGATGCCACAGCCGGAACGGCCGTTAGTATATCGCGACTGGAAGTGCAGGGCAGCGGCACAATCGCTGTCGGCGTTCAAGCCTGCACCGGGTCCGAGGGCGGCATCACTGCTTTGGTGATGCGGCCGGCGACTACCGGCGCCTACACACTTACGACTACCAAAGGTAGTATCGCGTTAAGCGGATCAACGACCTATTTCGATGCTAACCGCATCCTGGCGGCCGCTGCGGGATCGATCGTCGTCGGCGGCACCGCCACAGGCCTGAAGTACGGCCGTATGCTGACGGCTACCAAGGGCAGCATCGTGCTCGGCGGCATCGCGACCGGCTTGCTCGTCGCGCGCCGGCTGGCCGCGGCGATCGGCCCCATCGTGCTGGCAGGCACCGCCACTGGCCTGAAATACGGCCGCATGCTGACGGCTGCGAGTAGCACGATCACGCTCGCCGGTCTGGCTACAGCCTTGCGCGCGGCCAGGTTTGTCCGCGCGGTTGTTGGGCCGATCGTGCTGGCGGGGATGGCGACCAACCTGGTCTATACCTCCGCGCGCAAGCTGATCGCAGACCTCGGCGCGATCGTCGTCAGCGGCAGCAACACCAGCCTCAATTACGGTTCTGGCCGCACCATCGTCGCGTCGACCGGCAGTATCGCCGTCAGTGGTACCGCCACGGCGCTGCGCGTGGCGAGGCAGCTGGCGGCGGTTAAGGGCAGCATTGTGCTAGCCGGCCCAGCCACCGCACTAAGGGCCGCGAGAGGCCTAGCAGCGGCCGCCGGCGCTATCACGGTGACCGGGATCTCGACCGCGGTTCTGCGCTACGCCCGCAAGCTGGTTGCAACGGTTGGGCCGATCGTGCTCGGCGGCGTCACTACCGGGCTGCGGCGGGCCATCACGCTGGCAGCCGTCAAAGGCAGCATCACGCTGGCCGGCAGCGCCGCCAATCTGCTCTACACCGTCGTTAAGCGCCTGGTGGCGGTCACCGGGACCATCACGCTATTCGGTCCCACGGTTGGCCTCGATGCCAACCGTGTCGTCACGGCGATCAAAGGCAGCATCATCCTGGCCGGTCAGGCGGTGCTCCTGCTCAGGGGCAAGACGCCGTTTGTGGCCGCTACAGGTTCCATTACGGTGGCGGGCCAGGCCGCCAACCTTGTCTATCGGGCCAGCTATCGGATGCAGGCCACATCAGCTAGTATTCGCGTGGCTGGCCGCGAGGCTGGCCTCTCCCGCTCTGGCACCGAGCAGCCTGGTGTCATGGAATTTGGCCGCAAGGCCTATCTGCGGAGATGGTGAATGGCTGACAACCGCATGGGCGCATTGGCTGATGAAGGCAGCTATGACCCGTTCGGCTCGGAGAAGTTTGCCAACCCCGCTGTCAAGGCCGTGATCGGCGGCATCGCCGCGCAGACCAGTGTGCCCGGCCAGCTGATGGCGCCCAATCCCTACCCGCCAGGATCCGAGGAAGCCGCGTTCTACGATGCCGCCAAGATCCACGGCGCCACTGAGTGGGCGCCGGGTCAGGCCCTAGACAGGACGGGAATTGGCGTTAAGTCCAAGACCAGCACTCGTCAATTGAAGCTGATAGCAAAAGCAATACGAGAACGCGCTCAAAAGGACGACGCGCGCAGTATGGGTATGCTGGCCGCGCAGGATAATTATGAGGGAGCGCGATGATGGCTACTCGGCCTCCGATTTTTGTTTTGTTGCGAATAGGTCGCCCAACGGCAATTGCCTGGCGCGTAATTTCCGTTGTTGTCGATGCGGTCAAGCGTGAGTTTGGGGGGTTTTTCGCCCATGTCGGCGAGAAAATGCTCAAAATTGTTATGCCATCGGTCGCAAACTGTGATGCCGCGGCCGCCGTAGTGCTTAAAACTTTTTGTATTCGGGTTGTAGCAGCGACTGAACATCTCAGACCACGCGCGATAAGTTGTGGTCCATTTTCCGCCGACTGTGTGGCCGTGTTTGAAGTTCAAAGACTTGGCGTGCTCAAGCAAAAGACAGCCACAGGATTGTGTGTTGTCGCTTTTCAAGTCGCTTGTGCTGACGTTCGTTTCAGCGCCGCACGCGCATCGGCACCGCCAGTGGATAATCGAAATGCGCGAAGAACGGCGGTGTCGATGGGAAATTCCAAGAACAGCCAGACGATTAAAATGTTGACCTGTGAGGTCTTTCAATTTGGGCATTGGTTTGCTCCCGTTGGCGACCGAAATGCTTTCACTGTAACACAAACCTAAGGGAGTAAATTCCTATGGCGCAATCTATCTTGACCGTCACGCCTGAGAACCCCACGCCGCCTACCAACCTGTCCTCGATCGGCGTCACGCCGCCCAACCCGGCGACCTATGACCCGCTGGTCTACAGCGCGCCGGTCGCTAACCCGCCGCCAGTGTTCGATGATGGTTACACCTTCCCCGAGCCGAATGGCAAAGTGTTCGCGACCCAGCACGCCTTGGTCAACGTCTCCACCGGCCTGACCAGTGTGCCGCATGAGGGCGCCGGCACCGAGGTGGCGGTGACGCAGAGCTACAATGCCATGACCTTCAACCCCGCCGGCGCCCTGGTGACGGTGTCGACCGGGCCTGCGATCACGCCAGGCGTGCTGGTGACGCCCAACGCCAGCCACCCCTCGACGCTGTCGGGGTCTGCGGTGCCGACGCTGACCGGCGCCAGCGGTGCCAGCAACGTCTCCGGCACCGGCACCACGTTGTTCACCGCTACGGGTACCAATTTCAACCGCGCCTCGATCGTCAACATCAACGGCGTGCCGCAGCCGACCAATTACGTCAGCGCCACCTCGCTGACGGTGACCAATGCCCAGAAGAAAGCCACCTCCGGCAATCTTCCGGTGACGGTGACCAGCAATGGCATCACCACCGCGGTGACCAATTGGGTATTCACATGAGCGACGACATCCAGAGCATTAACGAGCCGTTCGACCCGACCAGGACGGCCAGGACGCCGGTCTCGATCAACGAACCGCCCCAGCTCACCATGCCGGATGCGCCTGTCATCACCGGCTATGACCCCTACGAGTGTGCGATCGGCGGTCCCGATTTCACGCTCGTCGTCACCGGCACCGGCTTCTATGACGGCAGCATCATCCATTTTGCCGGCCATGACGAGCCGACTACCCTGAACGAAGATGGAACACTGTCGACCGGCGTTAAACCGTCGCTGTGGCTCGCTCCGGCGACCGTACAGCTGTCCATTTTCAACGGGCCGATAGAGAGCGCCCCAGTGGAGTTCGTGTTCCTGGAGGCTACTGGCGCCACCAGGAAGGCGTCTCATACCGAGGAGGCCGTGATCGAAGATCCGACCGACCCCGACGAGATGGAGGAGGAGATTGAGGCGGCCGAGGAGGAGGGCGACTTCGTCCCGACCCACGCCGACGCCAAGCCTAAGCACAAGCCGAAAAGGAAGAAGTGATGGCTACCGCAGTCATCACGGTTGCCTCGGGTGGCCTGCCTGTCACCGACGTCACCGCCAGCAAGCCTACGTTGGGCATGGCGGTGACGGAGGCGATCGCGGTCTCGAGCGTCAAGCGTGGGATCCCGGTCACCAAGGTGGCCAACGGTATCCCGGTGACTTTCATTGTCGTATCGACGACAGGAGGCCAGCCAGGATGAGCGACGTCGAGTTGATCGAGATCGAACCTGGGCGGTGGCGCGTGCGCAAAAACGCAAATGCGCATGCGGATTTGCGCTCCGACTTGCCGATGCCGTATGTGATCAGCGATATTATGGAGCCAACAGAACAAGTTGACGGCAAATTCTACACTAGTAAATCAACATTCCGTCGTGTCGGTCGCTCCCTCGGCCTGACGGAAGTAGGCACTGAAAAGATCAAGCCCAAGCCGAAAGGCGTCTCGACGGTTGAAGAGAAGCGGCAGCGGCGCGATGCAATTGCAATTGCAATGGCAAAACACAAGGCCGGTCAAAGGCCTGGACAGGGAAGTTAAACCGACGGAAATTTGTACGCAGAATTAACGTCGGATATTACGCAAGTTGCAGGCAAAATTCCGCCGATTGTGCAAGTTGTAATGGCGTTACGGGTATCTCCAGAAAACAGCGGTCAATTTGACCGCACAAAGGGAGCTACCCTATGAGTGACACGTCAGCGCCTCCCGCGCCAGATGTACCAAATGCACAGCCCGCCACTACCGAGGTGCCGGTTGACGTCAACCAAACCTCTAGCCCGACGCCGATCGGCTCCCAGGTACCGGAGCGCCCGGTCAATCTGAGCCGGCGTGAGTCGATCCAGGCCGCGTTCGACCGCGCCAACAGTCCGCCGCCCAAACGCCCAAACGCCCAAACGCCCAAAGAGACGCCCAAAGCGGCCGAGGCCAAGGCCGGGCACAATAACCCGCCGGAGCCGACCGAGAAGATCGACCTCCGCAAGCCGCCGCCCAGCAGTGATCGCCCCAGGGGCGAACGCGGACAGTTCGCGCCTCGACAATCCGCAACTCAAAATGTCGAGCCCGGAGAACAAATCGGCACCGCAGCGAAGGGTATGATTGGAACCAGCCAGACTGGCGCCAATCGTACACTTCCCGCTAACGCGCCCTACGCCGCCCCGCCGCCCAGGATGGCCGAGCATGGCAAGCGCGATTGGGCGACCACACCGGAGAGCGTCCGCGGCGAAGTCTACCGGATGCACGACGAGTTCGGGAAAGCCTACCAGGCCTACAAGGGCGCCCATGACGCCTTCCAGCCGATCGCCCGGTTTCATGCCATGGCGCAGGAGCACGGCACTACCCTGGAGAAGGCGCTCACGAATTATGTCGGCATCGAGCATAAGCTGCGCTCGGATCCGATCGCGGCGCTGGATACGATCGTCAACAATCTCGGCCTGACCGATCCCCAGACCGGGCAGCGCATCGGCCTGCGCGATGTCGCTTATACGGTGCTGTCGCAGTCGCCGGAGCAGCTCAGGCAGCTGCAGATGGGCAACCAGCAGACCGCGGCCAGCCATCAGATCGGCGCGCTGCACCAGGAAATTAGCGGCTTGAAACAACAGCTGCAACAATGGCAGACTGCGCAGCAGTACAACTACACGCGGAGCGCGGTCGATCAGTTCGCTGCCGACCATCCGCGGATCGACGAACCTGGATTTGGAGACACGGTGGCGAACGAACTCCGTTTGGGGTTCGACATCAACACCGCGTACCAGAGGGCAGAACTACTCCATCCTGCCACCCCCGGCGCTCAGACCGCCACCCCATCGGCTCAGACCCGATCAGTAGACCGCAGCATTTCAGGCTCGCCCGACGTGGCTCCCTCAAACGGAGCGTCGCACAAGCCAGGGAAGCAGCTCGGTCGTCGTGAAGCGATTGCCTACGCGCTGAAAAACGCCGGCATGTCGCACTGAGTTTAAACCCATGGGAGAGGCATCATGCCCAACATCGCGAGTACGGCCCAATACCAGCAGATCCTCAGCATGTCGCTGGAGGCACGATCGTCGAGCTACCAAGATCTCGTCAGCAACAACAACGCGCTGTTGGCGGTGATGAAGCGCAAAGGCCTCTGGCAGACCTATGATGGTCCGCGCATTCGCCAGACGTTGCAAGTCTCCAAGCAGGTCGCGCAGTGGTATTCTGGATACGATCAACTATTGAACCCAGCGATCGATTTATTCAATGATGCCTATTGGGATCCGAAGCAAGTAGTGGTCCCGATCATCTTGTCGATGCAGGAGATCCTCAACAACCAGAACGAAGCGCAATTGATGGATGTGCTCGACAGCTACATGGAGGCTGCCGAGAAGGCGCTCAAAGACGCGATGGACGCCGGCCTCTACGGCGACGGTTCGCTCAATGGCGGCAAGCAGATCACCGGCCTCAAGACTGCGGTGCCGATCGCCAACAACGCCGGCACCTATGGCGGCATCGACCGCTCCCAGGCCGCCAACTCGATCTGGCGCACTACTACGTTCGATCCGCACGGCGTGGCGCCGGCCGTGACACTCGCTGCCTTCGGCACCCAAGTCACGTCGACCACGATCCGGCCGATGCTGAACTACATCATGACGCGGCAGTCCCGCGGCAAGGACTACGCCGATCTTCTGATCATGTCGCCAGAGCATTACGCGGCGTATGACGCGGCGACGGTGGCGATCCAGCACCAGACCAACAGCACCTCACTTGGCCAGCTCGGCTTCTCGGCGCTCGAATATATCGGCGGCGGGAAACGCGCGGAGATTGTGCTCGACGGAGGTATTGGAAGCAACATGGACGCCAATACAACCTTCGGTATCAATACCGACACGCTCCGGCTTCGTTACAACGCCTCTCGAAACTTCGATAAACTTTTCGACGGCGATGGCCAAATGCCTATAGATAAAGACGCAATTGCCCAATTCATCGGCTGGATGGGCGAGCTAACGATGACAAATCCTTTATTCAACTGGAGATTTTACGACAGCAACCCGGCTGCGTAACAACCGTTTGGCGAGTGGCTTAGATACCCGGCTCGTCAAGCACTGGCCGAGACGCCGTTTGTGGGAGCGGGCGGCGTCTCGGTTTGCTCAACTCAAAGGGAGAAATTCATGTTCCAGGAGCTGGATCCCGACGCCAAGATTGTCGTCATCTTTAAAAACATGGCCGCCAAGAACGAGGGCAAGAGCACCGAGGCCGGCCGGCCGATCTATGACGACATCGAAGTATGCGAGCTGCACTATCCCGGCTCGAAAAACTTTGGCGTCTACCCCTCGACCGCGTTCTCGCATTGGGTCGACGGCCCGGATGGCGATCGCATCAAGCTGACCTATGCCGAGCGGTTCAAACGCCAATACCAGCAGTTCAAGGCCCAGGCGCAGCAGACCACCACCGGCACGCCGCTGGCCTATGCGACGTTCTTGACAGAAGGCAAGCGCGCCGAGTTGCGTGCGCTCAACGTCTACACCATCGAGGCGCTGGCTGCGGTCGACGGCCAGGAGCTGAAGAACCTCGGCGCCGGCGGCCGCGAGTGGAAGAACAAGGCGATCGAGTATCTGGAGAACGCCAAGGTTCACGCGGTCGACACCAGGCTGATGGCCGAGCTGGAGGCGCTGCGCAGCAAGAATGCGCTGATGGAGGAGGATCTGCAGCGGCTCAAGGAGAGCCGCCGCGAGCCGGACGAGGAGCCTGGCGCCGATCAGTTCGACAATATGAGCAACGAGCAGCTGCGCGAGTTCATCACCACCAATACCGGGCAGGCGCCGATCGGCAACACCGCCCGCAAGACCCTGGTCCGCATGGCGCGGCAGGCAGAACCAAAGGCGGCCTGACATGACGCTGCTGTCGGTGACCAAGGATGTCTGCGCCGTCGTCGGCGTCCAGCTGCCGACGTCGGTATTTTCAGGAATTACTGGAAATCGCACCATGCAGGAGATGCTGCAGCTCGCCACCGACATCGTGCAGATGATCGCCTACGACACCCGCGACTGGACCCGGCTCAAGACCACCGTGACCTATGCCGGCGACGGCCACACCGCGGCGTTCAATCTGCCGGCCAACTACAAGCGCATGCTGTTGAGCGCCAATGTCTGGCGCTCGACGTCGAGCATGACGCCTTCTCGTTTCATTCCAGACACCGACGAGTGGCTGCAGCGTCGCGCCCGGCACTGGAATGAGCAGCCTTACGGCGAGTGGACTATGCTCGGCGGCCAGATCCTGCTGCAGCCGGTGATGGGCGTCGGTGAGAGCGCCTACTTCGCCTATCTCGATAAAAACTGCATCGGCCTGGACAGCGGCGGCACCGGCGACGCCTTCCTCAACGATCTCGACACCTTCCTGATCGACGAG